TAGACCTACCTTCTCCTGATCCTAGCATTAGATACTGTAAAGCATCGTGTACATGACTGAATCTATTTTTATTAGGGCTTTCTTGGTATCGTTCTTGTCCTGTTACTTGTAATCGTTTGTAGTGATAGCCACCATCAAACCCAGCTATAAGTTCCTTGCATCTTTTATCTATAATAACACCAGAGTTACCTTCTAACATACGAGTAAGACTAGCATTAACAGACTCAAGCCTTAGACTTACATCGTTACTCGGTGCTGGATATACTTGCACACCAGCACCACGCATTATCTGGAATGGTGTACTCTCATCAGTCTGCGCTCTAAAGTCACCAGCTGGATCACCCCACATTTGTAAGTCACAACCTTGATAGTTCTGTGCAATCTCTTGTCGCATTAGCTCTGCAAAGCGTACAATACCCATGTCAATACACACAACTTCTTTAAGAATATGCCAACGACCACGAATTTTTTGGGCAAATACGGCAGCTGGAGTCAATCCAAAGTCCATACCCACATACACTGTGTTGCCGTTTGCTACCGGTATATGCTCTTCTGCTACATGAATTTGTTTATTAAAGTCTGGATATACTGGTTTACCATCATCTAATCTACCTAATCGGTTCATAACATATATATCTATCCAAGACTTAGTTTTACCATTGACTATATTCTTGTAGTAATCTGGGGTTAGGTGTTTTTTGTTTTCAGCTAGGTCATTAAACTTGTAGCCTACTACCTCATTCTCATTGTTTTTATCTTCAAGCATACCCCCAGGCTGATTCCAAAATGCCCAGTTGTCAGGTTTTACTAACATTAATGCTTCTTCTCTGGATATATGTTCTGGTACAACAGAGTCACCAGCCATAATAGCCCACCAGTGATCTTCTTCTGGAGCATTGGTATCGCATATAACACCATACCAAGACGGACCACCATCCTTCATAGAAGGGAATCTACCCACACGCATAGTACACGCATCAATAATAGACTTAGGTATCTCTCTTGCTTCATTAACCCATATACCAGTTAGCTCTAGTGATAGCAGTTTCTTTACATCTTCTGGCCTATCAAGTGCTAAGAAGATAACTTCTACATCTAAATCACCTTTCTTTATGTGGTGCGTAAAGGGAACAGACCATCGGAAGTTACCCCAGTCGCTTTCTGGAAACCAGTCTAACCATGTCTTGATAGTTGTTGTTCTTAGCTGTGGGTTTGTATTCCTAATAACTGCCCACCTACTACGCCTTTTGCCATCCTCATTAGGTTTCTGTAGTAAGGCACGCCTAAATATTTCTATGCAACAAGCCACTGACTTACCACTTCCGACAGGCCCTCTGAGTCCTCTAAAAAAAGAATCATCCTTCATAAAGGTTTTCAGGGTGTCGCCATCAGGCTTATACTTCAGTTGCATGTTTATCCCTATAACATTTGATACACATTAGTTCATCAGCTAAATTAATAACAAAGTAACTACTTCTGTATACCTCTACTCCGCAAAGTACGCAAGGTTTTATAACTGCGCTGGCCCTTTCTAGTTCTAATCGTGTTTGTTCTTGTGGCGTTAGTTTCTGCTTTTTTCTCGCCATTAGTCCTCCAAATATGTATCAACCCTCTCATCAAAAGCCTTTTGGACAAAGTAATCCAAAAATTTTTTCTGGAATAGCCAGGTATAAATATCTTTATCATCAGCGTATATACCCACCTTGCCGTCATCAAATTCCACAATAGATGTAATGGATACAATACTATCCCTATTATCTTCGAGATAATCCAGTACAGTATCTTTAGTCCTACTACCATCGTTTACCTTAAATTCGATTATATTATCTTTAGACATGATCTCTATACTACACGACCAGTAACGAACCCTAACGCACAAAAAAATTTAATGAAGTACTTTTTTTAAGAATAATGTTTGAAGGGGACAAGTAACACAGTAATTGTTCCGAAGTTTTGGGGTGGGGTAGTGTTATGATAAATCAATAGATATTTTGATGTCACCGTCCAGAAGATGCTGTGTCCTTTCTGGAGGTTTGAATCCAGCTCTGTCGAGTATATCCTTAGATGCTTCAAGCTGAACATACTCTGACTTAGCTGAGCCAGAAAGGTTAACCATCTTCTGCATTGCTTTCGCAGACGCAATCCCAATATGTTCAGCAGTTCCTTTCATGAGAGCTTGTTGAATATGTGGTAATTTCAATAACTTACTGGCTTGCACTGATGCATTCTTATCACTATAACCAGCGTCGATACAAGCTCTCTTGCCGTTACCTCCGTTGGTTAAATAGTTATCCACGAATTGCGTCTGCATATCCGTTAATGTGGTGACATCATTTGCCATGTAAGTGACCTCTACGACTGTTCGCTCTGCCGATTATACAGCTATGATTCGAATCATGTCAAGAGGGTTACCCACATGGCAAAGAATATATCTGTGATTTATTGCATGCTAATCTCTATCGCTATAACAATTATCATTGATTTGTGCCATATATTGAAGATACTCTTCATTATCTATGATACCGGCTGTAAACATAGTAGCGATTAGATTAGCTTGTTTAACATAATAATCATTGTTTTCTTGAATACTCATATGTAATCTCCCTTGTTAATATGCACATGTCTCGACTATATGAGGATAGAAATAGCAATATGTCTGGGTGCGGGCAGTTCGGCTATGCCGAACAACACGGCTTATTGCTATTTATAGACCATATAGTAATGTGCATATAGTTTATAAGGGAGATGACTTGAGTATTAGATACAATGATAGCGTGTTAGACACGCTTTTCTTTGTTGATTGTCGTTGTGGCAGTTCCATCAGGCAGGCCCTGAATCATTTTGACTGCTTTGTCATAGTCCATATGTATTCGTTCTGCCAAAATCGGACGCTGCTTATACATCAAGATTCGTTGGGCAAATGCGTATGGTTTGCGTTGCAAACCGAGCATTAGCACCAAACAAGCCAAAGGAAACCAACTTGCAAAAAGGCAAGTCGGTTTGTTTGGTTACCATCGAATCATGATGTAACACGACTCCTTGCCGATTTTGGCATAACCATTTATATGGAGTATAACTATGACAAAGAGTCAAAATAAAGTGATTCAGGACACTTTAAACCTGATTGTAACTGACAACGACATCAACAAAGAAGGGAAATATAATGGATATTATATTTCTGGTAGTGATAAAATTGCTTATAGCAATTCAGTAGCTACAAGACTTATTACTTCTATGATTCGTGGTCATTACTTTAATATACAAGACCTAAAGCGTTCAGAAGTAAGAGCTTTAGATTTCAAGCAATCATTATTAGAAGAAGATTGCACTGATATTAATCTTCAAAGAGCTGATGATAACCTTAAAGGTGTTCAACAAGCATTGTCTATAATGATTGCTGAAATACCGTTATATGACGAAGCATTAGGTTTCTTTACACAGAAACCAGCAGAATCACGTCAGACATACAGTTCTATTGTTAATAGTTTACGCAACAATCAGCGTAAAAACAATATACAAAAGGCGAAAGTAAGAGAGTATAAACCTCTTACTAAGTCACAGCTTAACAAGATAAGCATTGACGATACACCAATTCGCACGCCTTTTGGTGACAATGAGATGTCTAGTGATTTATCATCAGACATTGATTCACATACCAAGACTGTTCTTAATGGTTGTGATAATCCAAATGTTGATGTTCAACATTCAGAAACTATAGCTTAACTATAGTTTCAGACCCTACGGTCTTTGACCGTAGGGTTTTTTTATGGTCGTAAATCTGAGTAAACCATCGCATGGTGTAACCATAACATGGGATCAGTACGACCAGATGAGAGGAAGTAGTAGTTTCCCCAGATTAAATCTTCCTCTCATCAATTTTTTTTTGGAGAACAATATGTCAAAGACACAAAAAGTGTATGAGTTTAACACAGAAAAATTTAACTCAAAATTTTTATCAATATTAGATGAAGCTAATAAGACTGGTGGTGACTGGCAAAAAACTTGGCAAGTTAGCTTTGATGAACAGTATAAAGTTAGTGAGCTAGACCTAGAGTCTAGCACTAATAAGCCATCAAGATACAGAGGTGTTAATCAAATGTTAATGTCTATTGTATCAGACATGATGGGTTATCAATCTAAATTTTATGGATCATATAACACCTGGCGTAAGTTAGGTTATGCACCATCTGGTCCAAGTCCAGTTGGTATCATAACACCTAAAATGAAGGAAGGTGACAATGGTAAATTAATTATATATCGTTGGGTAACTGTTCCAGCATGGAATGGTAGTGATGTAAAACCAGTACATCCTAAGATACCAGAGTGGAATGACTCTGATTATATTGTATTAAACAATGAACCTAAAGTTAACGAAGTTAACATGAATAAAGATTGTGAAATACTTATTAATAAGTTTATGAAAAGACAAGGCATTGATATTAAACATCAAGGTAACTCTGCTTATTATGTACCAACTACTGATTCAATAGTAATACCAGAACAATGGAGGTTTGAAGGTATAGGTAATGAATCAGATGCTACTCAAGAATATCTATCTGTTATATTTCATGAAGCTGGTCATGCAACAGGCCATGAAACCAGATGTAACCGTGACTTAAAAGGTTACAATCAAGACCCAGATAGCTATGCTAGAGAAGAACTTGTAGCTGAGATGTGTTCTATTATGGTATGCACAGAGCTAGGAGTTATTGTTAAACCACAACCTAATCACTTAAGATACATATCTTCTTGGAATAAAAAGATTAAAGAAGATAATCAGTATCTTATTAAGTGTATTGCCCAAGCTAGCAGTGCAGCACAATGGATATTAGAGAACAAGAAACCTAATAAACTTGTGAATTAATGTGGATTATGTTATTAATTATTAAAGGAGATAAACATGACTAAAGAAATACCAGATGTAGATAGTGCATTTCGCACTAATGTACGTAATCAAATCATAAAAGGTATTAAAAAAACATACCCTGATACTGAGTTAAAGTTTGATGAAGGCGATGAGTCTTATATAAAGTTTATTACTGACCAAGTAATGTGCTTTAAAAACCCAGAGCTTACAGAAGAACAAAGAAAGTTTATGATTACTATGACTATTAAACAAGCTATCGATAATCTTATAGATGATAGCTATCACAAAGCATATGGAGGTTTAGATGAATAATGTAGTAGAATTTATTAAGACACCATTTAGAAAAAATGATCCTGAAACATCTAAGAACATTATCAAAGCATCATTAGATACTAAAATACTTCGTTCATTAAAATCATGTGGAGTAAATGGTAGTACATTCTCACACATAGCAGAAGATATTAATGCTAAAGAAGTATCTGTATCTTCCAGATTAAGTCAGCTAGTTAAAAAAGGATATGCTATAGTATTAAAAGATTGGAATAGTGTAGATGAACCAACAAAACTAGCAGACATCAAACCATTAGTACGCAAAGGTACAAGTGGTTACAATCAAAGAGTGTTTATGATTACAACAGAAGGAGAGAAACATACATGACACACAGTAGTAATGAACTTACAAGACCAGAACTA